GCTTGGCGCGGGATACTCGGCCTCTGCGTTGCGTGGCGCGGGATACTCGGCCTCTGCGTTGCTTGGCGCGGGATACTCGGCCTCTGAGGTGCTTGGCGCGGGATACTTGGCCTCTGAGGTGCTTGGCGCGGGATACTCGGCCTCTGCGTTGCGTGACGCGGGATACTCGGCCTCTGCGTTGCTTGGCGCGGGATACTCGGCCTATGCGTTGCTTGGCGCGGGATACTCGGCCTCTGAGGTGCTTGGCGCGGGATACTCAGAAGAAGACATGGCAGAGTGGGAATTAATTCCTGTTTTGGACAAAATGTATTCAATCATGCTTGCCGATATCAAGGAAGGCAGGCGCATTCATAAACAATCGACATTTGGCGATAGTGATTGTAAAGTCACAATAAATGAAAATGGAATATGTAATACTCCAATGTGCATATGCGGTCATGCGGTGCAGATGGCTGGAGATATCGGTTGGGCTTTAAAAGAAAAGTACGGATATGTTACCGCCGGCATACTCATATGCTCTAAGGCGCACCCCGATTACCCTATGCAGGATTTTGAACAAACCAATAATGAATCGGCTTTTGCGCTACTGGAAGAATTAGCCGAATGCGAAGCTAACGGAACAACGTTTACTCTTTAACAACCTCACGACCCACTTGAAAATTTCAAAACCAACATTATGAAAAGGAATTATCAGTACACGATCAATAGGGCAAAATACGCAGGAGGCGGTAATGGCATGGGTGAAACCATTGCATTACTAGTAGGTAGCGCCGTAGCGGTTATGACCTTCATGAATTACCTGGTGAGCACAATACATTTTTAACATGACCTACACCAATTACAAAATCATTCAAACAATCCTGATTATAGCCGTAGCGGTTTACGTGGCAGGGATGTACTTAATCTTAAATAAAACTTTATGAGCAAGCTAACAAAATCTTTCCAGTTCGACACGCCGATAATGAAGGGCAACAAGAACCCCATACCTGTCAACATTACCATAACTGGCATAGGTTATTTCTATCCGTCTTATATGGGTGAAGATAGCCCATTTGATTACGACATCGAAAGCGTACAGGCTGATGGGCAAGACTTTACTAATGCCTTTCACATTCTCGACTCTGACGATGATAGCAGGTTGGTTGACCTTATCAAAGAGGCTACATTAGCGCATATGGAGTACATCTTTATGCCGGACGAGCAGGACGTTGATACAGACCTTGCCAGGCATTTAGCAATACCAACAGCAGCGGAAATGAAAGAAGCCCACACACGGGTGATGAACGGAGATTTTAGTGGTAAGAATTTGTTTATGGCTATCGGTAGTATATGTACTGAATACAATAACAATTTAAATCGTGCCTAATGCTACTCCACTTCATACGCACATACCCGACAATAGCAACGATTCTGATAATTGCTCCAGTAGTGTTAACAGTTGTGATCGCATTGGCTCTGACACGCAAGACCGATACTGATTCAGACTCGCTTCAAGACCATTTTAATAATCTGTAAAAACTCATAACAATGGAGCTCACGCAATCTAAAATAATCCTAGTCGGGCTGATACTAATCGTTGTGTTTAGTCTTATCGGACTCGCAGAATGGAAACTTTCTAAACAGTATAAAGGGAAATAGGTATGACCATCAACCTCAAAGCGATACCAGCACCACCGAAAGGAAAGCGCAGAGTTAAGCGTGATCTGCTACTGACATTCATTATTAATCTGAATAAAAAAAGGTAAAATTATTTTGGTAACTATATACCTATTCACCCTAAAAAATAAAATATTATGCCGATAGTATTCGATAGACAATGGGAGATGCCGAATAAGTGGACGTTTACAATTCCTGCTATAAAGCAGATAATTTATAAACATTGTCCTAATGGATTGGGATGGGCCGACCCATTTAGCGGTGAAAATTCACCTGCTGAAATAACCAACGACCTTAACCCTGAAAGACCAACAAAATACCATAAAGATGCGTTACAATTCCTTATGGATTTACCTTCTAATTCATTAAATGGTGTATTGTTTGACCCGCCATATTCACTAACGCAAGCAAAAGAATGCTATGATAGTTTCGGCAAAGATTTGTTTGTAGAACATGATAATATCCCGACAATGATGGACTATTGGGCTAATTGCAAAAAGCACATAGGACGCATTGTTAAGCAAGGTGGGGTATGTATTTGTTTCGGGTGGAATAGTAACGGTTGCGGGAAAGGTAATGGGTTTGAAATGGAAGAAATATTGCTATGCCCACATGGAGGTAGCAAGAATGACACCATAATTACAGTAGAAAGGAAATTTAAAACTTCAATTTTTTAACGGGGTAAATAAGTATATAGTTACCATTATTTTATCACTCATCAAGTTATAACAGAAAATCTCATACTCATGCCTGATATACAAAAATACAAAGTGCCATCTCTTATAGAATTGATAGAAGATAAAGAAATGGCATTCGCACAAGATGATTTAAATGTCATTCTCAACACTCCAGTTCCCGCTAATTGGATAAAAGAACATCCGATGGTTAAAATATCAATAAATGGGCAAAGTAGACCTCTTCCATACATTCCTGTGAAGCGTGTAAAATATTTATTAAAAAGAATTTTCGGTAAATATCAGTGGGAAATAAAGGAGTGCAAGCAGGTTTTAAATGCAATGGTTGTTGTTGGTAAACTAACTATTACAAATCCTGTTACCGGAGAAATAGAAAGCCAGGATGGCGTGGGTGCCGCATCTATACAAATGGATAAGGGAGCCACGCAGGGCGATTTATCTGCCATAAAATCAAACGCAATACAAATCGGCGCACCTGCGGCAGAAAGTTACGCTTTAAAAAATGCAGCGGAAAAATTCGGAGACATCTTTGGCGGCAATATATATGATATAGATAGCACCGCTTATTCTCCCGTATTTGGAAGTGATGTTCGAAATCCAATTCCTATTGAAGATTTGACGGCACTCTATGAAATGAAAAAAGAGGCGTTATCTCCTGACGATATTATCAATGCAGATCGCATAATAAGCACAAAAGAAATAAACAGTTTCAACAAATTATTCACTTACCTACAAAGCAAATAACATGAGCCGGATTCAAAAAATCAAAATTAGCAACTTCAAAGCTATAAGCGAATTTGAAGCAGATTTTAAAGGTTGTACCGCAATAGTAACAGCGGGCAACAATATGGGCAAGACAAGCCTATTGCGTGGTATTCCTGACAGAGTGCGCTTTGTCCGTCCTGATGTAATGGTTAAGGATGGGGCAACGCAAGGTAAAGGGGAAATGACCCTTACAACGGGTGAAAAATTCCTATGGGAATTTAACAATAAGGGAGTTGATAAATTGACGTTTGTATCGTCCGAAAATATAAAGCAGAATGTTACTAAGGAATTGGGGGCAAAGTATTTCCCGCCAATATTCGATATTGATAAGTTCCTGCAATCTGCACCAAAGGAACAGGCAAAGCAACTGCAAAAGATAATCGGCATTGACTTTACCGAAATTGATACCCGCTATCTGAAAGCATATAATGAACGCACCTCTAAAAATATGGACGCTGAAAAGTTCCATGTTAAGCTGACCGAAATGCTTAAAATGGACGAAGTATTGCCCGTTGACCTTACAGATTTGCAAGCAAAGAAAGAAGCCGAGAAAAAAAGGCTTAACGGTCTTTACCTACAAAATAAAGCAGCAAACGATAAGGCTCGCAATGAATGGAATATCGCAAAATCAAACATTGATAACGAAGTTCGCATATTCAATGAAGCTGAAGCGCAAAAAGTAATTAATTATAATGCTTGTGGGGATGCGCTCCGAATACTCGCAAAACATGGATATGGCGGTGCCGAGGTTGCGAATTGGCTTGACTCTCTTACAAAGGATATGCACCTGCAAAAAGAAGCATCTACCCTTTACCCGCCTGAACCGGCATACATTACCGAAATGCCTGATAGTTCGGAGCTAGATAAAATAGATAAGCAAATACTGGAAGCGTCCGAAACTAATGCCAAAGCCCTGCAATACCGTCAATACATTGATTACAAAACGGCAACAGAGCAAGCAAAGGTGATAGCTGAAGAAGCTGATGCGCTTGTCAAATCAATAGAGGCTGAAAGGCAAAAAATGATTGAGAGTGCTAAGTTTCCAAAGGGCGTATCTATAAACAGCGAAGGCATTACTATTGATGGGCTTCCACTTGACCGCAATCAAATCAGCGCATCTAAGATGTATTGCACCGCTTTACGCATAGCATCTATGAACTTAGGGGAAATAAAAACCCTATACTTTGATGCCTCATTCCTTGACCGCAATAGCCTTTCGGAAATTGAAGCGTGGGCAAACGAAAACGATCTGCAATTATTAATAGAACGCCCCGATTTTGAAGGCGGAGAAATAAAGTATGAACTGATTGAAAACGATCCTACAAATATTGCAATCAACACCCCAAAAGATTTATTCGCAGCTTAAAACAAAATAACATGAACCACAACAAATTCAGGAAGCAACTAAATGTTAATTGTATATCCTATTGGTATTCGTGGATTGCTTGCGGAAGCGCATTTATGAAAAACATCTACAACATTTTAAACAACGAATTATGAACAACCCATTAAGAAACGGAAATTTTACATCGTCCGAAATTGTCAAGCTGACAAAACTGAGGACTAATAAAAAGGACTTCGGCGAAGCAGCTAATACCTACATAGCCGAAACAAACTTTGAGCGTTATTTAGACGACTCAATAGACGCGGAAACAGGTTCTAAGCCTACAAGTTGGGGAACATTCTTAGAACCAAGAGTATTTGATTTGCTCGGCATGGATTATACCTATTCGTCTGCCATTACCGATACCCACCCTACTATCCCTTATTGGGTTGGCAGTAAGGATGGAACACGGGAGAACATCGATACCGCCCATCGTGCGGTAATCGATATAAAATGCCCCATGACTAAAAAGTCATTCGTTCAACTTGTATTACCGCTTTACCTCGGATTGACGGGAATGGAAGTTATGTATGCCTTGCGTGACGGATTTAACTACAATGGGTTTGAGTACGCAAAACATACTGACGGGGCTAAATACTACTGGCAAATCGTTTCTAACGCTATTATAAACGGGTGCAACTACGGGGAGCTAATAGTTTACATGCCTTACGAGTCCGAACTATTAGAAATACTTGAAATGGCTAAGGGTAATCCTTCGGTTAGGTGGATGGAATATGTGGCAGATGGCGAAATACCGTGTATAAAAGACGGTGGATTTTTTAAGAATCTGAATACGATCCGTTTTGAAATACCACAAGCCGACAAGGACTTTATAACCGAGCAAGTATTAAAGGCTGGAGAAATGCTAATCGATAAGTCACAAGTAGTTTCTAAAGCCGCATAACACCCCAACCAAAACACACAACATGCAACAGACCTCAATAGCCGCAAATAATGCTAGTAAGCCGCATAGAGACAGAAACTACGACCTGATTCTAAAGGCGATGGATAGACTGCCTAATTCGGAGGGTATTGCTGATAATATAGCGGCTTATACGACTCTCGACAAGGTTGAAGTGTCCAGGCGAATGAGTGAGCTTGAATCGAACGGGAAAGTACTAAATACGGGTCGTAAGGGTCTGACCGCTAAAGGTTGTCGTGCGATTATATGGCGCAAGGTTTACGAGCCTGTACCGAATATTCAGATGGGGTTATTTCAATAGTTTTTTCACAATTAAAATTTATAAAAAATGCATCAAAGATTCATGCCGGAACTGGCAGACCAACAAGACAGGGTATTAGCCTTGCAGGAGCAAGCGTCCCAAGTTGAAAACACAGATTACCGCATTGCGCTTACGCCGGAAGAATTAGACCAGCGCAGAGAGCAATTTACAAACAACTCAATTTGGCTCAAAGAGGAAGCTGATAAGTTTAACGAGGTAAAAACAGAATACAAAGAACGAATCAAGCCCAAAGCAGTTGAAAATGAAACGCTGATTGACGAAATAGTAACCCGCCAGCAAAAGAAAACCGGAACGCTTTACCATATCGCAGAATATGAAAGCAATGTTATGGTTACTTATGATGAGGCCGGAGAATGGGTAAGTGAACGCCGATTGAAACCGGAAGAAAAGAAAGGGCAAAGCAGGTTATTCATTCCTGTAAAAAATGGAACTAACGGGTAATTATTTCTTAACCAATCATAAAAAAACAGAAAAATGCAAACAGAAAAAACACAAATTATTTTACCGGATGGCTGCACGGAATTGACCATACGGGAGGGGCAGGCGCAAGCTCCATTGCCTTTGAAAGAACCAAAGAGCATATCACTATCCGGCGATATTCATGCCGTAAGTGATTTTGTTAGAATCCGCCGTGATAACGCAAATAGTGTTCAGGTACTGGATGTAAAAACGATAGTGGTTGAGTCAAACAAAAACAACCGCACCATTGTTTTAAATACCAATCCGGAAGCACACAACAACACAATCATTACGGCTAAGCTGGAGGCATCCGAAGAATTAAAGCAATTCGGGATTAATTCAGACATCCGGATGGATCGCAAGTCTCTTTTGAAGTTGTTGAAATTTAACCGGCTTTTTTTTGACGACAAGCAACAATATGCAAATGTTATTGCCGGACTCGTAAAAATAAGATTCAAGACGCAGCAGGAACTTTCACAGGAAAGCGATGGAAAGGGGAACCGGGTGAACAACGATGAATCTCATACCGTTGCGCATGAGGGGTTTGTTGACAAGTTCACATTGTCCGTTCCACTTTTCAAAGGATTTTCACCTGTCAAAATAGAGGTTGAAATATGTTGGGAAGTACTTAATAGCCAAATATCGTTTTGGCTGGAAAGTGTTGGACTTAAAGAATCTACCGACAGCGCAATAGATGGCATATTCGACACGGAGCTTGAAAATGTTAGGGATTTCGTGATAATCCATAAATAACATGGTTGGGACGGCTAAGAACTATGCAGATCGTTACTGCACGTCCCGTAAACATTCTTAACCTAAAAAACTGAACGATGACGCAGCAGATAAAAGACGAGATAACTAAAATCTCAAAGGAATTTTCAGAACCTTTCTACGAAATGACGGGTGGGATAGAAGGTAGCGGTTGGTTAATAGTTGATCCACTTTCGGGATATCTTAATTTTTGTGGATTTGAAAATAAATTAGATCAAATTCCAGCAAATGAAAATAACCCACAAATATTGATTATGACATTTAAGGATGGTAGCCGATTTGTACCCGCTGGCAGAGATTTAAATACCGTTTCCCCACTATGCCAAAATTGGATGTGGATATAACTTAAAACAAAAATTCCCGAAAGGCTTGGGGCATCACTAAAATACACAAAATGGACATTATAAGCATCGAGCAGAAACAAAGAGCAATAGAGGATATTGTTGTGGAATGGTCTGATACCATCGCTAACGATATAGCGGAAAGAAGATTTTACAATAAATCAGAAGTTGCCGCTTATGCAAAAGTTAAATTATTTACCGCCATTACCGAATGTATTGCCGTTCAGGTTGATGAACTTGAAAAGGAAAGAGTTGCATTAAAGGTGAAGTTCAATAACCCTTCCACCCCCTCATACATAAAAATGAATATTCAGGCACGATTGACGGAATTAAAACTTCAGATAAAAGAAAGAAACACATTTAATGAGATCGTAACCAAACAAGCAGAATTTGGAGCATTAAAGAATTTCGTAAAAAATAAACTTGGGGTTGAGGCTTTGGAGGATTTTTTTGAATGATTCAGGAATAATGAAAGTTTTAGTAAGGATTTAAAAAAAATAAAACCCAACTACTTGCAGGCGGTTGGATTTCAAAAACGGTAATTCGGTTTATAGTAACCAAACACTATGCCGAGTATTAAATACAAAATGTTAAATACAAGGTATGGCTCGAAAAAAAAAACTAGGTCTTGATTATGCCCCACAAGACACAGACATACATAGTGATAGAAAGATACGAAGGCTTTTAAATGAATTTGGGGCAACTGGGTATTTAGTTTACGATTACGTTAAGTGTTTATGTTATAAGGAGAATGGCTATTGGATAAAATACGATGACGGTTTTTGCTTCGATGTGGCAGACGTGTTGAAGTCAGGAATCACAGAAAATTCCGTATTAGAAATATTGAAGGGGTGTTTTAGAATGTGTTTGTTTAATTCAGATGTGTTTAAAGCGTTTCGGATAATTACCTCTAAAGGAATACAGGAAAGATACTTGGAAGTGCGAAAGAACGACAGAATAGCAGACGATTTGAACGTAATTGACGGGATAAGGTACAAAAACGATGATTTAAGTACAGAAAATGAATATTTATCCCACAAAGAAAAGGAAAAGAAAGAAAAAGAAATTAAAGAAGAGGAAACTAAAAAATTTTTGGCGTGCGTGTCAGACTGGAATTTGTTTGCTGAAAAAAATAATAGGGCAAAAGTTATCGAATTAACCGAAAAACGAAAATCAAAACTTAGAAAACGATTTTCTGAGAAAAATTTTGAACTGCAAAAAATTTTAATAATTGCAGACGGATCAGATTTTATCACTGGAGATAAGGGTGGTTGGTTTTCGTTCGATTGGGTTATTGAAAGCGAGTCTAATTACTTAAAAATTATTGAGGGAAATTTTAATCAAAACGGCAATGTCAAAGGAAATAACAAAGGTCAACATGACTATGGAGCAGTGGAGAGAGAACTGGAAGGATTGCTTAGGCAAACTCAACATTAGCTCTACATCTACCCTGCCCGAACTTTTAAACCTAGACACCCCCCCCGTATCGCTCTTAAATAAGGGTTTAAACGGAAGCAAGGTTAACGGTATTGCAGTGTTCGCTGCATTGATAAACAGAATCCAGCAGTTTTTTGATGCTAAATGGGGAAAGGAAACGATAATGGATTGTGCAAAAGTTTGTTTTGACGAATGGTATTACCTGACGTTTGCGGAGCTGGCCCACTTTGCACAGAAAGCAAAATCGGGAGGCTTTAAAGAGGATGGGAAGTCATTGGTTTATGGCACATTCTCTCCTGCCACTTTGATAGATTGGTTTTGCAGGTACGCAGCCGAGAATTTAGAATACAGGGAGGCATATTTTGGCGGTAAGAACCATAATGTATGGGTTGAGCCTGAAAACCCCGTGTCGCCCGAACGATTTAAAGCAGCAATGGATGAATTTGTCGCCGAGGTAGAAGGGGTATTGGCAGAGCAAAAGAGACTAGAGGCTGAAGAATCTGCAAAAGAAAATGAGAAAAGAAAAGAGGCTATAAGGCGTTATCAGGAAACCTTAGCAGAACAATATGTAAAAACAGGAAAAATATTATGAGCAAGCAAAAGCAATTAGATCTTGAACTTGAGGCGTTCGCTAGTAAACTCGGGAGCGCATCTGTATTCTACCTAAATCCATGTGAGCGACCCGATAAGATCAGGAGAATAAAAACGGTTTTCAACGGTAAAAAGGTTGGCAACTTGACTGACGATCAGGTCAGGGATATTTATTCCATCATAAAAGATGTTGCATGAAGCTATTTAACTGGAAGGATTACGGAAACGATATTCATATTGGCAGTCAGAAACGGGAGTATATCGGGAATATGACGACAACCGAATATTACAAGAACTGGAAGAAAAAGAAAACAGGCAATCAAAAAGTAACTAACGATACAAAAACCAACAAACAATGAGCAATCTACAAGTAACAGCAAAGATTCTACACATCGGAGAGGTAGAAACCGTATCAGACAAATTTCAGAAGCGCACTATCGTTTTGGATATGTCCGAGGAGTACAACGGAACGAAGTATGACAATCCTGTCCCGTTCCAGGTATCTCAAAAAAAGATAGACCTGTTTAAAGATTGCAGAGTCGGGCAAGAGGTAACGGTACACTTCAATTTGAAAGGTCGTAAATGGGAAAAGGATGGTAAGGTTAGTTGGTTCGGCAGCAGTGAAGTGTGGA